CAAACACATAGCTATAATCATAGCGAACGGATATTCTGAACTAGATCTCCAAACATATTCTGCTGGGCTGATATCTCCAGGTTTAAAACTTCCTTGAGCATTTGCTAATGTGAAATTTGATGCTAAGTTACTGTCTAACGGACTTAGTAATTTTCCGTTTCCGTCAACAGGAATGTGATCTAATAAAGTTGGTCGTTTGTATCGATCATATGTTCCAGCACGGGATCCTTGACGTACGATTCCATCACGAAGGTCTTCCCAAAGAATTAAATTTCCGCTAGTGTAAGGAGCTGAGCCATATTCTTCATCCCACCATGTTGGCTTTTCACTGAATCCTAACATTTCCCAAGGACAACGATGGGGACGATCTGTGTCGTAATACCAACGGTATATACCCCTCCAATATCCCGGAAGAGCTACTGTTTTCGCTCTATCAGTCATATTTGAATAGGTATAGGTAAAACTGTTTTCGCTATCAAAGAAATTATTAAATAGATAATCTATATTAGTATCCGATATCCATCTAAAATATTCTTTGATTAAAATTAAATCCACATCATATTTGGTAAAATCTCCAACACCGTAATAGGACTGTATATTTTTATCGATATCAAAGACCGAAGGATCATATTGTTTCTTTATATTATTGTAAATTCTAATCTCTAGTTCAAGTATAGCATCGTCTCTATAATCTCCGAAACAAGAAATTATACTTCCATCGTGACCTTGTATCACTTCTCTCGGAACAACGTATGTGTCATCTAAAAATTTGTGCGGAAGATATTTTTTATAAAGTCCTAACTTCGTCGGAGTAGCAGGAACATAGCCAGAAGCCGTAGAAACATATTCTCTAACAACTAATCTGTCTCCTTCGACTAAATCTATTAGTAAATTTAAAAATCCAAATGTCGAATTAAAAGTATAATCACGCTGATAGACTAACTGCTGGTCATTTTTATAAACATAGACTGCCTTTCTGCTTAGTGTTTCTAGATCAAATTTTTCAGAAAGTGTGAAAGTTTTAATACCAGTATCTTCTACAGTATAAACTATTTCAGTATAAGCTCCGGATCCTAACATATCTGAATCAGCAAATGGACTGCCTATAGTTTTAGATTTCGATATTTCTGTAAGAACGTAGTCAACGATCTCCGAAGGAGTTAGGTCTAAAGAAATTCCTGCTAATAATTCTATAAAAGTATTTTTGAAATCAGTGTATTGTTTCTTAGCGTATTGTAAAGATTTGATAATATTAAAATCTTTACTAGCCAATAACGATATCGCTAAAGATCCGATTCCCGAATGTTTAACTATTCTCGTTCCAAACTGCTGATAGTCTCCGAGATCTCTGAGATTATTGACTCCGACAACCGCGCCCTGGAGATCAGAATTGAATTCTAAAGAGGATCTTAAATGATCGATCGCGGTTCCTAATGTAAATGTTTCTAATTCTTGATTTAAAGGATTTTTTTCTAATCCAACTGGAATCTCGTAATATCCTTCTCTAGGAATAATGCTACAAAATATTTTCAAGGCTACTACATCGTTTTGATTTAATTGAAAATCGAATGTGAAGGTCCCGGCTATTCTAGTATATGTTGTTATATTTCCGTTGACAAATACTTGCAAAACTTTATCTTCTATTCTGTCATATTCTTCCCAATCTACAGATTTAAATGATACAGTATTTGTCGGAACTGTAATTACTTGGCTGTCAATTATAGGCTGCAAAAATCTAGTATCTGTTTTAATCCAACAGTTTTTAAATTCATTTTCTAGAGTATTTTTATAAAAACCTGTTTTAATTTCTGTCGTTAAAGTCTGATCTTGTATTTGATAGAGGAAACTTCCAATTTCCCAATCAAATTCAAATTGTATATCTCCTACGTTATTGATATTGAGATAGCTTAAACTAAATCCTAACTCAGTATCAACTAATGAATTTCCTTTCTTATAACTTATTATTTCCGATCCGCTAAAATTAGAGACAGGATAGGACACTTGATCAGAAAAACTAATTCCTGCAGAGTCAAATACATCAAACAAAGGAGATTGATTTACATCAGTTTTAATTTGACTTCTTACCCAAGCTGTTCCGTTATAGTGCCACATGGATCTTTTATTATTGATTCCTCTCTTGACAAGGACGCATTCTCCTTGTACAGGATCACTATCCGAAGTAGGTCTCAGGCTAATCTGTCGAGATCCGTTGTGTGTGATAAATGTAACTTCGTAAATTTTATTGTTTGCCAGCTTATCTGTATCTGCAACAAATAATACTCTTGCACCTTGAAAAATAGACTCTCCGTCTACTAGATATCCTCTACTTCCTTCAACTATAGAAAACACATCAGTAGTTGTTGTGTCAATAAAATCAATCGATTCTTTAGCCTTTTCTCCGTGATTAAACAACTGTAGGTTTGGCAAAAATTCTATGATAGGTCTTTTAGCTCGATTAGATTCGTCTGAATCAAAGTCGCTTCCAGAAATTCTGTAAGCATATTCTAAAACAGACCTATGGAACCAGCGATTATATCTCGACCATGGATTTAAATCTTGGCTAGATCTATTAATAGTAACATAATCCTTTCTTGCCGGGTAAAATTCAGCGTCATCAAAAGGTTCTGTGTCAAATCCAGCATCATCAAATAATACTTCAGGTACTGTAGGATTTAATCCTGCAGAAATAACCAGATCTGTAAATTTTACTAACTTTATCGAAGTTCCGACTCCTTCTACGACCCAGTTCTCCTCAGTATCGTATTTCTCGGGAAAAACACTTCCAACGAATCTAACGATCATTCCATTGCTGAATGATACTCCGTTGCTACTAACATATGTGGTTTTTCCAATAATTTCTTTTTCTACATCGATAAATGTGTTGGTGTCAACATTAGATATTAAAAATCTTCCTAATCTATCAGGATTGGTATTGCTTTGATAATAAAGAACATCTGGAGCATCAAACGGTATCTCAAAAGTTATAGTTCCGGTCTCTGCTCCGTTATTTGTAATACCGAAATTATAGTCTAGAGACGATGCGGTCGAGGCTGGTTCTACATATTCCCAATCTTGACTATTTCTATCAATAGAACTTCCATCGCCCTGCGCTATATCTCTTAAAGCCCTCCACAGATTATCACCGAATAGTACTAGTGTTCCTCTAGCATATGCTAAATCTGGATTATATCTAAGGCTACCGGTATCATAATTTGACCTGATAGTGAATCCTTCTCCCGGGGTATTGATTATAAATTTGTAAGTCTGTCCTCGATACAATGTCAGCGTGGGATTATTAGATAACCCGTCAGGATAAAAAACATAAGAATTAGTATTAGTACCTAGTTTGATTCTATAAGTGCTTTCTATATCTTGAGATTGACCTGTTATCTCTATCGGAGGAGGACCGTCCGGAACCCAATAATATTCTCTAAAGTTTACAAACTTGTCCCAGTCTATAGGAGGATCCCAAGAATAATGATCTTGATAGGTAGTTAGATTGTCGTTTTCTTCGGTGTTACCAAAAAACTTTAATATATTTTTAAAATCAAGATAATCGTAAAAACTTTCTATCTTGTCTCCGTTACGAATAACTACTCCTGGTTCTAGCTGATACCTACTTCTCAGAGTTTGATCAGTGTCGAGATATATGTCATTTCCGTTGTAGGTTTTTCCGTATTTTCTTCCTACATATCCTACTAGTTTGTCTAAAACTCCAGGCTGTATTAAAGAATCAAATGTTCCTTGAAGAAATTTATCATTGGCTTCAGTTTTAAATACCTGAGGTAAGAAATCAGAACTTTTTCTGATAGGTATGTCGCTTTTAGGAAATTTTTTATCTGCCATAATTTTTAACTAGTAGTAACTATATAATTTGGGTTAGTTCTAATTTCGCTAGCATTTATGCTAGATACTATTTCAATATCGTCAACTGTGGCTCCGCTAACAAATACTTCGTCTGATCTACTTTTGATTTCAAATAGGCTTCCGAATACTTGAGATACTTGTCTAGGTAAAATTACCATATTGCTAATATCTGGAGCGGTCGAATTAGTAATGTAAGTTATAAGTTCGGATAGATAAAATGTATCTCCAAAGTCCCAATTGCTTATACTAAAAAATTCGTTGATAGCTGTAATTATCCTTACTTTAAGATCGTTGTCATTTATATTCTTAGAAGGATTTTTGACTACTTTAAAAATAGCCTGCAACTTTTCGTCTGCTTTGCTGCCAAATAATACTTTATAAGATACTGGGTGATAGATTATTTCATCGCTAATGGATTTAATTCTATCAAGAGATCCGCCAAAACTAATTCTTAAATTATCGCTGTTAGGTGCTTCTGGTTCTGTAGTAACTGCTCCTGCTAGATAATTTCTAAATGCTGTATCATAGTTTCTTGTTAGAATATAGGTATCGATTATATTGCTGACACTAGGATCGATTCTTCTGTCGACACTGGCATTATGTATATAATGAAACTTAAGATTGGATCTACCAATGTAGGCTTGGTAATCTGGCTCTAAAATAAAAGTATTGGTAGATTTGTCTACTCTTTTTACAAAATTATCATCTATGTTGTAAAAATAAACCAGGCGGCCGTCAGTAAATTCTGGATCATTGATATTGACGATGGCTTCTCTGTCTCTAATTAAAATATCTCCGGATGTGTTATCTATAAACTCATAAACTATTTCGCCGTAGATATCTGTGGTTCTTCTAAAAAATAAGAAATTTAGTTGAGAATCTTCACCAACGATCTGTTCGAATTGTTCCGGATTATCAATTACTGCATCGTCATCGCTGTCACTAAATGCTATTTTAATTTCATTAGCTGCTTGATATCCGTCGTCATACGTGATCGTATCGCTGACTTCGAAACTAAGATCTGTTATCAGCGGTGTTATAAAATCGTTTCCTGTGTTGATTCCGAGTACTTTGATTTGATCTTTTTGTACACGATTATTTCTAGCATCATATGCTTTTTGATTCGCATCAAAATAGAATCTATTTTGCTCTAGGCTTCCAAAAATATAATCAAGGGTTCTGACTCTAACAACATATCTATCAACTTCTTTTACAAAAGAAACTAACCAACTGGAATCCAAATTAGCAGATGTAGTATCTCCAGCTTTTCCTAAGCTAAAATTATCTAAAAGATTTAAATCAGATGCTTCAATAATTTTCCAAGATGCAGATGCTATATCAAATCTGATACCAAAATTTAAACTCGAATATGCTAAGTTGACTATCTCGGCTTCTAGAGTTGAAGGAAGATCGCTGACAAATTTAGGTATTACTCTAGTAGCTATAGCACCAGAGGGAACTATATCGTTGAATCTCACAGGGCCTAATCCAGTGCTCAATGCTCCTCGACCGGCATTAGTTCCATCGCCTACTACACTGACTACCTTTACCCATATCTTATTTTTCTGTTCTGGGTCTGTGCTATCTGTTGTAACTAAATTTCCATTCTTGAAAGATCTTCCTGCCGGCGGAACAAACTTTATTAGCGACCCGGAAGAGACATATTTTAAAATATTAGTTGTATAACTACCAGTCTTTAATATGCTGCTATCAACAGCATTTGTAAAATATCCTGTGCTTTGATTGACATCTGTAGAAATCGATGTCCATATAGCATTGGAATCAGAAAAATTAATTTTATTAAACTTAGTTAGATAAAAATTATAAACTGCTGTTGAACTAAATTTTGGTTCAAGGCTATTTCTAATAAAATTAAACACATCTAATCTATCATTAAATTTAAAACTCAAAGTAATTTCATTTTCTTGTTTATAAACATATCCGTCTGAACCGTATACATTGACGCTAGAATATTTTCCTGAAGCATCTATAATTTCGAAATTTCGTGATATACCGCTAGATGTTCTATTGACAGATTTTACTTTGAGAATATTTTGACTGCTAGATAACGGAGCCAGGTTATAGTCCTCGCCTGTGATCATTCTATTCTGTGTATAATATAGTGCAGGAGCATTGGTCCTGATAGTGTTGATATCTTCTGCAGGAGTAGAATTATCTACAGTATATTTTAAACTTAGCCCCACAGAAAGAGTATGTAAAACTCCTTGCTTATTTGTATAAGGAATTGTGATGTTGATTCCTCTCATTTCGCTAGGAGCTATCTGATACGATAAACCGTTGCTTACTCTATAAAATAATCTAAAGGCACCTCTAGGAAGATTGCCGTAGACACCGTCTGCGAACACTAGATCGACTTTATCATTTTCTCTAGTAACCACATTGTAGATATTCCTAATGTTACTAGAGATGCTGTTGTAAGCTATGTTATTTCCTACGATAGAATCTACCCTAGTCCATTGGGCTATTTGATTGCCAGCGGCGTCTAAAGAATATAACCATAGGTCGTTTTCGTTGATTCCTTCTGTAGCTACTGCTACTTTTTCGTTGACTGTAGGAACATCGATATTAAAATCTGCAACTTCTAAGCTACCTTGTTTAAACATCAGGTAAAATCCTGTGTTATTAGAACCTGCTCCTTTTCCGTCGTTACGATAGACAAAGGCCAGTTGATTTCCAGGGATCGGTGATTCTTCGTATAATTCTTCAGAATCTTTGAATGTTGTGCTGACTAATTCAAACAGCATAGTTCTACCTGCTACGCTTTTTGTATAAGAATAAATCGGCACATCAGCAGATGCTGTTCTAAATCTATATTGATCTGTATTGATTCCGTCTATGATATCGTTACCTTGGCTGCGTCCAAATTCTGTATTGTCAGCCATGGCGCTGTTTAAGATTCTAGTAAATTGATCTTGCCAGTTTATGTTCGTAGGATCGTTCCACAAAATTACCTGCTGAGCCAGATTTCTCCCGTTGCTATCTAAAATATTTTCTGTGGTGCTAATCGTGTCAAATTTTAAAAGGCCTTGTGCAGGCAAGTTTCTCTTAGCATTATAAGCCAGCATTCTAGCCAGACGTAGAACACTTTCTTTGCGCTCTGCAAGATCAATAAAGTTTTCTCTACTAGCGAGGTCAATACGAAAACTTAAACTTTGTCCCATAAAAGCTATAGCGTCAACTAAAGCCATATATTCAGAACTTTCAATGTAATCGTTAAAGTCTTCTGCGTAATTTTCTCTTAGATAAGTGATAATAACACGGCGTAGATTTTCAAAATCGTAAGATTTAAAATCGGCATTCTGGAAAGTCTGGTATATTCTAGTCCAGTCTTGATTTAACAAAAGATTGTTTAATCTAGCAGTCGTTGTCATGTTTTATTCCTATCTTATATTTAACATCTTTAATAAACTGGTCAGTTTATGATCGCGTTATTCTTATCAAAATTGAAAGTCATGCGTTCTAATACATTAAAAGGAAGATACGTAACATCGGCTTCTATACGTATTCCTTGTTCTGTAGAATCTATAGTAACTGAATTTACACTGATTCTAGGATCGTAATTTATAATGGCTTCTACGTCTTTAGCTATCAATTTTTTTACATCGTCTGTAAAGGGCTCGAACAGCACATCCCATATGACTGTTCCAAAGTCTGGATTTTGTAATTTTTCTCCTTTACGTATATAAAAATGATTGATAATATCTTGCTTGACTAGATCAATATCAAAAGATTTGTAACCATTTTTACTATCATTGCTGTTAAATCCTCTATAGGTAAAAGAAGATATAGACTGATTTCCTAAACTTGTTTTGTTCTGAGCTACAGTTTTTTGATTATATAATTTTGCCATGGAATTATTCTCCGTCCGGTGCTTCTCTATCAGTAGCATCCGGTGTTAAAGTGTTTGGTGTTTGATTTTCGTGCAATAGCCAAGGTTCGTGCATAGGGACACGTTTCATAATGCTTTTCACTAGATCCGTAGATAGATATCGATCTTTCCATTCTTGGTTGATATTGTCCACAAAAGGATTATCGTAAACAGGTAGTTTTTCGATCCTATCGGCGATTTCTGCTTCTTCGGCGATTTCTGCCACTCTTGCTGCAGGACCGTTCATATGAATCTGTGGAGCTGTCTCTGTGTGATTTCCTCCGCTCTTGATGTCGGTGGTGCCTCCGGCAGTATAAGCATTGTTTCCATCGGTGTTTAAATCTAGATTTCCTTTGGTTTTAATCTTTACATTTTCTTCTGTGATCATATCGACATTCTTCTTTGTCAGCACTCTTGTATTCTCATAAGAATAAATGTGCAGGCCTTTGATCTCTTCCGGTTGATCTTCTATGACTCTGATTACACCGTCTTGATCTTCTAGATTCGTATGGGTAGGTTCTTCATCTTTGTCTTGCACAGAAACACGCATATTTCCTTTAACTTTAATATCTAAATTGCCTTCGATATCTTCATCGTTCCTAACATGTATCTTTCCATTGCGACCAATCAGGAGATCAAAATTCTGTACACTTTCTATCCTTACTCTGCCCGATTCAAATCCGTTAGCATCAAACAGTGCAGGTTCTTCGTGTCGTGTTTCCGGATCTTGATATTCTGACGTGGCTTTGATATTGACATTGCGGCCGGCTTCAATGTTTACATCTCTGTCGGCACGGAAATTTAAATCGTTCTCTGTATGCACAGAAACAGAATCTTTTGCATAGATGTCAATCTTACCATTACTGGTTAGTTCTATCCAAGTGGTTCCTCGAGAATTAGAAATATAAATTAAATCTTCCGAGTTATGTAATAACAGCTGATGTCCTGTACGAGTCCTTATTCTAAAACACTCTCCGTAGGGAATCGTAGGCTCACCTTTTTCATCGTTTAAGATATCTGCGTATTCTACAGGACCTTCGCTGGCTGGGGTTTTTCTCTGGTACTGATCGTCACCGTCGTCAAATACCATCTGTGTACCACCGAGTCTACTTACAGGTACCGGTGTTTCGGATTTTGACAACAGAGATCCTATCACTGCTTTTTTCGCACCAGGTCGTCGATCTAAAGGTCCAGGCGTAGATATTCCAAATACCATAGAAGGTATATCTCGACGGCTGCTAGAATTATGTGTTCCTCTTACGTCGTCGTCTAATAGTCCGGCTTCTAAAAGATGTTCGGCGATCGGATGGACTGCTTTTTTTACGATATCAGGATTGATAGAATTAGGATCTGTGTTGAGTCTCTTGTTGACTTCTGCTACAGGCAATCTCGTGCTTGGTGCGTATTTTTTCTTATCAGCGTCTGACAGTTCAACATCGGTGGTGCTGGCTATTCCTGGAACCATGTTATTAGCGAACCTAGCCGGAATACATGCTAGCCAGTATCCTTCTGCGGCGCTGCCGTCAACAAAACAAACCAATACTGTCTGCCCTACGTCGGGAGGAACGAACCACATGCCGTAGGTTTTTTGTGTGTCGTTGAAATCTTCTTTATTCGTTCCCATGAATTCGAAAGCTGTGCTTCCAAAAAAAGGACTGGCGTATCTGACCACATAGGTCTGATTATCGTCACCTAGTGCATTGGCCTGCCTACGCTGTAGAGTAACTTCTAAAGATC